GAATGCGTAACAACGGTAACTTAGTACAATACAATAGAGGAGAATTCTCTGCAAACTTGATTCGTTCAGTTTTTGGTGATCTTTTCTACAGAAGGGTTGATGTTAAGGATCGTAGAGTAAAGATGTACACTAACGAAGCTGGATTCGATGTATTCCAACAAGCTTTGAAAACTGATGCATTAAACTCTGGTTTAACTTTCATGGCAGATTCTGGTAACAGATATATGCAAGGTGAAGGTCAGCATATCACTTACAACTTTGCATTTGATGCAATGGTTACAAGAGAAACTGGTCGTGTTGAATTAATTCACTTAAAAGAATTAGATTTACCACAATCTAACTTAGAATTTGGACAGAACAAGAAGTCAACTCCTGTATTCATGGTGTTTGATGTATCTCCAATGTCTGATGGATCTATGGTTAATAATATCAGAGAAGTACGTATGAAGGGTGCACCTTCTATGACTTGGGGTTATATTGATGGAACTCGTCATCACTTAGGATTTGCAAAATCTCAAGGTATGAGCTCTGCAAATAAATTCCCAGGATACGAAATCTGGATGAAGGATCGTTGTGATGTATTTATTGAGGATTTGTCTAGAACAGTTCTTATTGAAGAAATCCCACAATTCTAATAACAATAATAGTACACGTCACGCTACCCTTTAGATCAGCGTCCCAGGATGTGTCTTTTCTCAGAAATCCCTCTCCCACAAGCTCCCTCCTAGGGAGAGGGTTTCTATTTTAAATAGATAGATGGATTGGGGTTTCCCAGTCGCATTACCTTCGATGGTAACTATCTACAATAATAAATAAAACCAAATAACAATTAACTACATATGGGTAAGATAGGAAAAATCTCCACTATTAAAAAAGAGTACAACAACACTCAATTGCAAACAATGCAAGGAGGATTAGCATCACAAGGTATGACAAGAATTCCTGGAACAGGAGTTTTCAAATATCCTTACAAGGAAATTAGTGGACAGTACAGAACAGGATTAGATCCTACTGCTGCTTACATTAAAAGAATTGCAGATCCTCTTGAAAGAGAAATGGAAGTCGAACGTGTAACAGCTCTAAGAGAAAAATTAGAAATGTTATTAGGTGGTGTAGACCTTGGACCTAGAGCTCCTTTTTGGAACTATGGTTTATCTACTTCTGCTGATGATCAACAACATGTTCAACCAGTAAAGTTATTAGATGATGATAACTACTTTGATTTGACAACTCCTTTTCAAGAACTAGCGTTCTCATGGTTACGTGTTCATCCAACAATCGCTTCTAGCTATCAAGCTTGGGAACGTGGTGAATATCCTGCTGACATTCAATTTTATGTTGCAGATGATGAGATTGAAAATGCTGTTATTTTTAAGAAGAAACAATTGATCAATAAAGCTATTGTTAAGTTTGATGGAATGACTCCTGATAAGAAGAAGAAAGTAGCTCGTCTATTAGGACTTCCAATTACAGATGATTCTAGAGAAGACTTAGTTTATAACTTAGTGGACAACATGTTAAAGCAAACAGAATTTAAGAATGGTAAATATTCAGGCTTAAATCCAGTTGAAGTATTCAATAGATTTGCTGAGATGAAAGAAAACTTACTCCATATTAAAGATCTTGTTAAACAAGCTATTACTCATTCTATTTATAGAATTAAGCCAAATGGTAAAGTTTACGAAGGTGAATTTGAAGTTGCAAAGGATGATGAAGATTTAATCAGGTTCCTAGCAGATGATGATAACCAAGACGAGTTAATCACGTTGGAACAAAAGTTAAAAACTAAAAAATTAGCCTCTGTATAATGATACCTGTAGATAGTTTACTTTATAAAATAGATCAAAAACTAAATAAGCTATCGACAAATGAGCATCAACAAATTCAATTGGAGGATAAGATCCTTGCACTGAATGAAGCTCAAATCAAGTTAATTAAACAGAAAGTCGATGGTATAAGCACAACAAGTGGGCTTGGTCAAGACGCTTTTAAAAAGAGATACGAGGATTTACAAAGTTTGGTGGTTGATTACAATCACCAACCTTTAGACCTCACATTAACAAACCCTGAGTTAAATCAGTGGAAAGCATACATCCATTTACTTGAACCAAAATACATGTTCTATGCAGATAGTTATGTATTAGCTGATAAGGGAAGATGTGAAGATAGAAAGATTTGGATCAATAGAGATCTTGCAAAACATGGTGATCTTCAGTTTATTCTGAACAACACACATTACAGACCTTCATTTGAATACCAAGAAACATTTAACTTAATTTCATCTGATGAGATAAGTGTGTTTACTGATGGTACATTTACACCTAAGCAAATATTCATAAGTTATTTCAGATATCCTGTATACATTAATAAGACAGGATATATAATGTTAGATGGTGAACCATCTTATGATCAAGATTGTGAATTAGAAACCTATCTAGAAGATGAACTTTTAGATCTTACAGTACAGAACTTAGCAATGTATACTGAAAATGCTTCTGCTGTACAAAGTGCCCAATATCGTATACAAACAAACGAGTAATTAATTAAACAATTTAAATAAACAAAATGGCTGATTTTTCATTAACCACGTTATTCGTGGTGCCAGTAGGACAGAATTCTCTTCCTAGCTCTGGTTCAACACAAAATCTTACTCCTGGTCAAGTAGGTATTTTCAACAATCTTTATGCACCAGTAACATCTGGTACAATTAATGACTTTCCTTACTTCTATGTTGCTCAAGGAAGACAAAACACTTACCTTCAAGGATCTAAAAGATCTGATAAGATTTCAGGTGGAAGTGTAGTTCTTACAGGTAATGCACAAACAGTTAGACCTGCTGGTTCTAATGTAACTGAATGGTACAAAGTTATAGGATGTCCAACTGCTGCTAATCAAATTACACAAGTTGGTAACTTCAATGTTAAGTGTGGTGATATCGTAACTTTTACATTACGTGCTCATTCTTCTTACATTGATACATTATACTTCAATGGTTTCACTCGTTCTATTACTGTTCAAGCTCCTTGCTGTGACTGTGGTGGTGACCCATGTGATACTGTAGATGTACCTGCATTTATTGATGCTGCTATTGCTAAATTTACAGCACAAGCTCCTGGTATTAACCCAGACAACATTTCATTCAATACTTTCTACACTTTCCAAAGAGTAGGTAATGATGCAAATGCAATCTTAGTTATTACTGGTAAGCCATTAACTGCATATGGTCAACCATGTGATGTTGCTGCGTTCCCATTTGAATATGACAGAATGTATTTCAGAACATTTGTTTATTCAGGTCCTGCTACCACTGCTGACTTTATTGTTGCTGACAATTGTAACATTGTTGCTGAGGCTGTAGTTGCACAACGTGCTTCTTACCCAACTGGACAATCTGCTGAAATAGCTCAACTAGAAAAGAATTTCTATAGCTACCAAGCTGGTTACTTAAAGCATTTATACAGAATGGCTGGATACAATGAGAACTTTGAGTCTTATGTTTCTGCTGGAACTACTTATAATACTTATTACATTAAGTTTAATGAGTATGATAAATCTGCTTACCAATGGGGTGATTATATTTATGAAGATGCTACAGTGATTATTGCTATTCCAAGTACTAGCATGGTTGGTGGTACAATTGAAAATATATTAGAAGCTGCATTAGGAGATTTAGTATCTAACAACGTTTGTATTAGCACTACTACTACTAGTTCTACTGCTAGTCCATCAACTACCACTACAACTTCAACTCAGATTCCTTAATAGTAGGAAATCATATTAACAAACCTATGCCAGAAGGAAGAGGATAACTCATATCCTTCTGGCATTTTTATTTTAAGCATCATATGGCAACTTTAAAACTAGAGATATTAGTCGTTCCTACATATAATACATTAACATTAGGTATTGCTGATGCATCAATTTATCCTGATCCTCCATATATTCCAACAACACCATCTATAGAAATTACTATTCCTGGTGGATTTGGTAGTGTAACATTACCTTTTACACCTAATGATTTTAATATATTTACTTCTGCGTCTCTTGGTTTAACAACTGTAAGTGAACCTTTATTACCTATTCCAGATGGAATATATGTATTTAAGTATTCAGTTGCTCCAGCTTATGAAAATTTTGTAGAAAGAACATTCATGCGCACTGAGATTATTCAAGAAAAGTTTGATGGAGCATTTATGAAACTTGACATGATGGAATGTGATCTTGCAATTAAGACACAGTCAAAAGTTGATCTTAATACCATCTACTTCTTTATACAAGGATCTATTGCAGCAGCTAATAACTGTGCAGTGGCACAATCTAATACATTGTATAATCAAGCAAACAGAATGTTAGATAACTTTATTAGAAATAATTGTAATTGTTCAGGTAATAACTACATTAATAATTTCTATTAATATGGCACAGTGTAAAAAATGTGGTGCAAAAGTTGGATGTAGCTGTCAGCTAATAAACGGCCTTTGTACTTATTGTAATTCAGCTGCTCAGAAGGCAGCACAAACTTCCAAGCATGTTGCAGCCAAGCTTAACTAATTGCGTTGATTGTAGCACTATCTCAGTGCTTCTAACAGACATAGATTGTAGACTAACAGAATTAGCTAACAATCTTTATAACAATATTATATATCTACTAAACCAACCTGTTCCAGGAATAGTGATGTTAGATCTTATAACCTATAAACGAATATTAACCTATAAGTTTTGTAACCCAGACTATGCATTACCTTTCACAGTAGAGCAAATTGCTAGTAGAGTTAAACTTTTAAAATATAAACAATGAGCTGTTCAAATTGCTATAATGGTTGTACTGATATTGTTTCAGACAAGTGCATTAGATATACAGGAATAGATGTTCCTGTCCTTGGAATTAAAACTGGAGATTCTCTATCTTATGTGGAGCAAGCTCTTATTGAATTCCTCACTGCTGCTATAGATGGCACAGGTATTATACCTATTATTAATCCTGCAACTCTATGTGATTTAGTAGAAAATAATCTTCCAACCTGTGGAGATATATCTCTAAATGATGTACTTGATGCATTAATTAAATCAGCATGTTCATTACAAACACAAATTGGTGTAATAAATAATACACTAAATGTATTAAATGCTGATTATACAATTGGTTGTTTAACAGGAGTTACAGCTAGTTCAGATACACACGCTATTCTACAAGCTGTTATTACAAAGCTTTGTGCTACAGATGTTGCATTAGCTGCATTGGCTGCTAACTTATCAACTAACTATGTAAGACTTGATGAGTTAGACGTATTAATACAAGAATATTTAGATAGTCAGGCACCATCAAATAGATATTACAATAAAATGGTTCCTTACACTGTAGTTGAATACTATGGTACATTAGCAAACTTTAATGGTGCTGGTGTTGGTATAGGACAATGGGAAAAGATTTATTTATGTAATGGTGCTAATGGTACTCCTGATAAACGAGGAAGAATTGGTATAGGTACTCTTGATATGTATGGAGGTGGTCCATTAGGTCCAGAAGTTAGTACTGCAGGTGGAAATTTTAATTATACATTAAATAGTACAAATGGAATTAATAATGTAACATTGTCTTTACCGCAGATACCAAGTCATACACATATTGCAGTACCATCAGTTAATGATCCTGGACATACACATACGTATGTTAAATCTGCTGGAACTAGTTTTTCGTATGGTAGCATAGGAAGTAATTTAATCGCATTTGCTGCTGATACTCAAACTGGTTCAAAAACAACTGGTATTACTATAGGTGTTGTAAACTCTTCTGCAGGAGGAGGTCAATCACATACAAACGTTCCTACAGTTAGAGCGTGTTATTATATTATGTACATACCAAGCTAATTTACTATGAGCTGTTTACCAGGAATGCCATGTTACGAACCTGTGATAAAAATAATTTATCCTCCAGGTTGTGCACCAATACCTTTTGAAATTATAGAAAGTTCTCGTGTTAATTATGATGGACCAAATCTTTCATGTACAGGTATTCAAACCAACACTTGTTTAACTGATGCATTACAGAAGATAGATGAAAAAATATGTTCTGATCAATTTGTAGCACAGATTATTCAAACCATTGAAAACAGCAGTGTATTAAAACAATACTTCTGTCAACTGGTAAGTGGATGTGTACCAACTACAACAACCACTAGTACCATATTGTAAATTAAAAACTCTGTTTTGTTGGTTTTACAGGGTTCTCCTAGGGCACATGTTCTAGGAGTTTTTTATTTTATAACTAATTTGGTTATTAACAATAACTTATGTAATTAAATATATTTGCATCTTTTAAAAACTATTTTGTATCTTTACCTTAATTTTACTAAAATACAGCATTTATGTCTGAAAATCAG